AACAAAACAGATGATCTTCAAGGCGGTAAACGCCGGGATGGGAGCGGACAAATGACGAAAGCAGAGAAATTTAACCTTTATGCTGATACCTTATACGGAATGTGCCGGAAAGCACAGGACACAGTTCCAGAAGCAAATGTGTGCTTTGAATGTAAGGTTTTCAGCAGTGAAAAGTCGGGGACGTATCGCGCGATATGCGTCGGCATCACAACGACTGAAGGAAGCAGAAAATATTATGATGTGTGCGAAGCATTACGTGATATGGAGGAAAATTTTGTATCTGTAAAAGCGGTGCTGAACAACCTGTTACTTAATGCCCCGTGTCCATACTGTGAAAAGGAGAAAGAAAATTGATGGCTGTAGAAAAAGAAAGCTCCGTGGATTTTATCCCGGAGACCATTGAAGAAGAATATGCCCTGTTGGCAGGCAGATTGAAAGCTGTTGAAGCTTATCTTGATACTTCAGATAGCGATTACGTCGACAAAAACGTTCTGGCTGCCATGTTAGGCATTTAAGTTGTAAGCAGCCCCGGCGGTGCAGGA